AATACCGAAACAACTCAAATCGGCGACCACGAGTTTAGTGTAACTCAGTGGCCTGCTGAAAAAGCAATACTTATGAAAATGAAACTGGCCAAGACATTTGGTGCCAGTATCGGTAAGATTGCTTCTATGTCTTTGGAATCAAGCAAGACCAAAGCAACCGAAGGGGAAGAAGCAGAGGCTCTTTCCGACGGTATCGCTTTACTGTTTGAGTCCAACTCACCTGAAGAAATAACGGCGCTTATAAAGACAGCGGTTATTGGTGTAGCTTGTGACGGAACCAAAATAACAGAAACAAATTTTAACCAGACTTTTTCTGGCGATGACCTTATGGATGTTTATAAGGTGTTCATGTTTGTGGTTAAGGTAAACTACGGAAATTTGCTAAAAGGCCAGAAGGCAGAGGCACTTCTGGCCAAAGTTCAGGGTTCACTGTAGATCCTAAGCGGTTCCCTAATGTGGATACGTACTTGCATCGGCCGTTATTAAATGAACCGCCAATGTGCAGTCTAAAAGAGTTACAGGACGGTACGTATTCCATGGAAGACCTTATGATGATGCACGAGTTAATGGATTTAAAGTCAGCAATGACCCAGAAACCCAAAGGAAAGTAAGATGGCTTTAATAGATGAGCTATTGGTGGGCTTAGGGTTTGAATATGACTCTGGAGAAGCCAAAAAGTTTTCAGACGATATCGGCAAGACTGTCGGTATTGTTAAGAATCTAGCTAAAGCCGCAGCCGCTACCGCTACCGCTTTAACAGGGATGGTAGTGGCTTCTTCCCTTGCATCAGATGAACAGGGTAAACTTGCTGACGAAATAGGCGAAACTGTAAATAATGTTAACGCCTTACAGCACGCTCAGCAGATTGCCGGGGGTAGCGCCGATGGTATGGCTAACTCATTGCGGGAACTCTCTCTAAGGGCTTCTGAGGCGGCTCGCGGGGTAGGTTCTGGGGTTGAGGCTTTTGGGCTACTTGGTATTTCTACAACTGGTGCCAACGGGCAAGTAAAATCCGCCAGCAACCTGTTAAAAGAAGTATCAGGTCGTATGCAGGGGCTAGGTCGCGCTAGACAAATAGAACTGGCTGACAAACTAGGTCTTAGAGACTCCATACGGCTGCTTCAACTTGGTCCTCAGGCTATAGAGGAGATGACAACCAAGGCTAAGGCACTAGGCGAGACAACCGCTGAAGATGCTAAAGTATCCGCGGAGTTTAACGATGCTCTGGTTGACTTGTGGTCAGTTACCAAACATATATCCAGACTGTTTACCCGAGTACTAGCACCAATAATGAAAGAGACGGTTGGTACGTTTACCGACTGGTGGATGATTAACCGTGATCTCATTGAACAGAATATGCCAAAGTGGGTAGATCAATTTACAACGGCACTAAAGCTCTTGACTGTAGCGTTAGGCGCTTTTATAGCTATGAGAGTTCTAACTCATCTGTATCAAATGATCGCATTGATGAGAGGTTTAACCCTTGCAACATTAGCAGCTAACGCCGCGTTCCTTTTCTTGCCGTTATTACTTTCTGCTTTGGCGCTTGCTTTTGTTGCGCTGGTTGAAGAGGCTAAGGTATTCTTTGAAGGCGGCGAAACCTTTATAGGGGATATGATTGAGAAGTATCCTCAGTGGGAGGATGAGATAATAGCGGTTGCCAGTGCACTCCATGTCGTATACTATTTAACCATGCTAATATTAGAAGGTTGGGAGAAGATATTTGGTTTGTTTGACGACTTCTCGTTTGATAATCTTAAAGAAGTTATTGGTAATATACCGGGTTTTATAGGCCACGTGACAGGTTTGAGTACGATAGAAGGAACAGGACTAATACCAGAAAGTAAGGAAATGGTTTCCAACCTGTACAATAGCACAGAAGAAGAAGTTTCTAGTGCCTATAAAACAGTAGTGGAAAAGATAGATATTACAGTACAAGGCGGAGCGGATACAGCCGAGGAAATAGCTCAGTCTGTTTATGATGTATTCTCTCAGCAGACAAGCCAAGACCTTAATAGTACAGTGGATCAATAATTATGGCTTTTGAGAACCTGTTTATTCGTACGCAAAAAGCCATAGGCGGTATACAGTTAGACGCTGTTATATCAGAGAGCCATGTTAATGAGGTTAGCTTAACCAATAACCCGGTAGAGCTAGGCGCGGAGATAACAGACCATGCGGTTGTCCAACCTAAGCGGCTTAATATAGTAGCTCAAGTTTCTGATACTCCTATGGGGCTTGCTGCTTTTGGTCAGATAGTTGACTTGGTAACGGGTTTATTTGGTACTTCTACTACGGATAATATAACTCGCAGCAATGCAGCATATAACGCTATCGTTCAGCTACAGGAAGCCCGTGAACCTATAGAGCTACAGACCAAGTTGAAGCTATACACCAACATGATCATAACGAATGTTAGTGTGCAGCAAGACAAAAACACTTCTCGTATTGTTAGGATGTCAATAGACGTACAGCAGGTTATTATAACTCAGTCGGAAATAGTACAGTTATCAGAAGATCAATTACAAGCCGGTTCTGCTAAAGAACAAGCTTCCCCGGCAGAAAAGTCCGGCAGAAAAGAAGCAGTAGAACCTTCAGCAGCCACGAACAAATCATTTGCAAAAATTCTATATGACTGGATAGTAGGACCATGATTGAAATACCACTGACATCCAAACCCGAGCAGTTATTTAGTATCGTTATTAAAGCTACTAAGTACGACATGAGAGTTATACTTAATAGCCGGACAGGTAACTGGTCGCTTGACTTGGCTGTCGGAGGTGTTGACTTGGTGAACGGTATAGCACTGTTGGGAGGAGCTGATATATTTGATCAGTACAACTTAGATATCGGTATAGGGTATATAGTAAACCTGGAAAACCCTGGACAAGATCCTAGTAGAGATCAGCTTGGTAAACTCTCCCGTTTGTTTATACTAACTGAAGAGGAGCTACAAGATGGCTCGCCAGTATAAACGGCTATACGAGTTGACGGTTATACCTCCAGGTGGAGAAGCTCGTATTATACGGGGTTTGCGGTTGAACTTTGAAATAACAAAGAGTATATTGTCTTTCCCTAACATAGCCCGGTTAACCCTGTACAATCCTAATCAAGATACCTTGTCGGCTTTACAAGAGCGCTATACCAAGATAGTTTTAAACGCCGGGTACGAAGGTGATATGCGGTTGCTGTTTAAAGGTGATGTCCGTAACGTATTCCAAAACAAAGCAGGCAGGGACAGACTCCTAACGATATACTCTGGCGATGGTGAAAAGTCCTGGCAAAATGCAACCTTCAACAAAACATTAAGTGAAAACCTCAGTGTTAAATCAGCCATAGGGGAAGTCCTTAAAACCTTCTCAGACATTAATATTGGTACGCTGCAAGGGTTGCCGCAGGTAGCCGACAAAATACGTGGTCAGGTACTCTCAGGTTCCGCCAAGGATATAATGGATAACTTTGCTGAGGAGTATGGGTTTACTTGGAGCATACAAGACGGTGAGATTGTTATAACGCCAGATACCGAACCGTTAGAAGGTGACGAGGCGGTAGTGATTACAGCCGCTACAGGTATGATAGGTTCGCCCACGGTTACAGAAAGAGGTATAGATGTTACCACATTGCTGAATCCTAGACTACTTCCTAACCGGGCTTTTCTTATTCAATCAATTAACGCTGAAGTATCTGTCGGTAATTTGTTTTTCCAAAGAAAGAAACGAACAACTGGGGAAGGGCTTTATAAAATACAAGAGGTTATTTTTAGGGGTGATTCAAGAGACGGTGACTGGCTTTCCTCAGTTAAAGGGGTAATCATAAAATGAGTATTGGAAAATCAGCGATAGCGACTTTAGCAGCTAATATAAAACAGGGTATAGCTAACCGGCTGAAAGACCTTCATACTTCCATGCCCGGTATTATAGAAAGCTTTGACCCAGTTACCCAAACCGCCAGCATACAACCGACCATTAAACGGGTGTTTATAACGCGGGAGGGTATCACTGAGACGCTAACTCCTTCTAATTTACCGCTGCTTATAAATGTCCCGATACAGTTTCCAAGGGGCGGAGGGTTCTCGCTTACCTTCCCTGTTACCAAAGGTGATGAATGCCTTATTATGTTTGCAGAACGTGCGATAGATACTTGGCATAAGTTCGGCGGTATACGTGAACCGAAAGCTAAACGGTTCCATAGTCTTTCCGACGCTACCGCTATAGTAGGGTTATCTTCTTTACCAAATAAAATTCCTTCTTACAGTGGTACGGCGACACAAGTTAAAAAGGATGACGGCTCAGCGGTTATATCTTTAAACAATGATTCCAGTATAGATATAACATCTGACTCAGATGTGACGGTGGATTGTGTTAACCTAGTTGCGACCGCCAGCGGTACAGCAGAGATTACAGCGACCTCAAGTTGTACCATAACAGCACCCACTATAACCCTAGCGGGTAACGTAATAATCGGCGGTACGCTGGCTCAGGGCGCTGGAGGAGCAGCTACTATGTCAGGTGGCATGGACATTACCGGGCCGGTTACTAATAACGGGGTAGACATCAGCAGTACCCACACTCATCCGCAAGCCAATGACTCAGACGGTGATACTCAACAGAATACAGGAAGCCCGGTATGATAGGTAGAGCGTTAGATTCTAGCAACGACTTAATAATACAAGCCGGTAAGCTAAAAACCGTAGACGATGCCGCTGAAGTTGTACAGCATGTTCGCAGCCGGTTACTGTTTTATCTTGGAGAGTGGTTCCTAGATATAGACGCGGGCGTACCTT